AGTAAAAATGAATAATCTAACACCAATCAATAATGAAAATATATTTTTTATGAACAAACAAGGCCAATTATTCAGATACATTGGTAAGACTAAACGTGGGCGAGCGCTCTATAAGCAACTCAAAGTATATCGTATGCGAAACAACGGCTATGAAACCGTTAGAATTAGATTAAATGGTGTATTAAAGAGTCGATACGTACATATCTTAATGCGTAAGACGTTTATGAATAACTCAGATAAGTCGCTGGTTATCAACCACAAGAACAAATTAAAGTATGATAATAGACTCCGTAATTTAGAGGTCGTGACACGTTCATTCAATGGCCAACATGGCCCTAGTAATCACCGAGGTAATATACCTGTACCAGTAATTGCTATATATAATAATATAAGAAAGAGTTTCAAGAGTTTAACTGACGCGGCCGATTTTATAGGTGGTACACCACATGGAGTAAGCAAAGTTTTATGTGGTTATCTATATACTTATAAAGGGTGGACTTTTGAAAGAATTTGATTCTGTTTATTTTTTTGTTTTGTTCATAGGTCGGGATCATGTCTCGGCCTTTTTTAATTAAATAAATATTAAAAAAATATATACTAATATGAAAACGATCCACAACATAAATGATTTGTTCATAAACGCATTTAGTAATTTACGTACTATCAAATTTGAGAAGGCTGAATTTAACTCGGATATACATGAAGATTTCGAAAAGTTAAAGAGTAAGACTAACTCAATCATAAAAGAACAAATAGATAAAACAACATTAGTATAACATGGCCGAAGAAGTAAATGTGATAATCAAAGTCGATAATTCCGACGGTACGAAGAAGATAGAAACTATCGATAAAGCAGTCGATAAGACTAAAAAGAATTTAAAAGAAGCCGATAAAGGATCTACTAAATTCTCTAAAGGTCTTAAGGGTTGGGGCACAGCACTTAAAGCTTCTGGTATACTATTACTTATTGGTGCAATTGTTAAGATATTAAACACGGCCAAAGAAGCTGTAATGGCTAATGCAGACATTGCACAGAGATGGAGTGATGTATCGGCTGGTATCTCGGCTGTATATGCGCGTATTGCTACTGATGTAGTGGATGGTGCGAAGGAAATGGCGAAAGAATTCAATGAGAATGGTGGATTCTTAGGATTATTAAACAGAATTGGAGACAGTGAATGGGCTAAGAAAGTAAAAAAAGGATTCGAATCACCCCAAGCGGCCATTAAAACAATAGGTAAGTTATTAAAGGACTTCTTCATTAATAGATTAAATGGTATTATCGATAGTGTTAAGGCATTAGGATCTGCATTTAAACACTTAAGAGAACGTGAATTTAAGAAATTAGGTGAAGACTTCAAGAATGTCGGCCAAGGAATGGCACAGGCTGTTATTGGAGTTGAAAAACCGTTTGATAAAGTAATTGAAAAAACTAAAGATGCTTGGAAAGAATCTGAAGAATATAGAAATAAATTACAAGCTGTAAAAGATGAGGCCGAGCGGATTAATAAAGCTTTCAGAGATCATTTAGTTACTGTAGCTGAAAGTGGGCAAAAGATAGCTGATATTAACTCAAAGATAATTGAGCAAAAGAAGATAGCTGATGATGTTAATAAATTAGAAGCAGAACGTATCACGGCCTTAGATGAAATTATAAAGCTAGAGCAAGATTCTATTAATTTAAAAATAAAAGATGCTGAGATACAATTACAATTGATGGAGGATGCTGGTGAATTAGCAACTAACACACAAGAAGAAAATGCCGCATTAATTAAACAACAAACTATAATAACTAATCTTCAGAATCAAGCCGACCAAAAGAAATTAACTGCTGAAAAAAAGAAAGGTAGTTTAATAAAGAAAAATTTATCTGACGAATTAAAAAGTGAGCAACTTTTAGAGGATTTAAAAAACGATAATATAAAGAACGAACAGGCGCGTGCATTCGCCCAATTAGAGACGGAACGTGAACGACAGTTAATTGAATTAGAAGATTATGAAAATTCTAAAGAACTTAAATTAGAAATTGATAAGAAATATGAATCTGATAAGGCTGCGATAGAAGATGAATTCGCAACAGCTGCAGCAGAAAAGAAAAATGACGAGAATCAAAAAACAATTGATGATAATCAAAATATAATTAATGAGCAAGTTAGTGATCTTAATGAAATGCAAGTAGCTTCTGATACTATATTTTCTGCTTTATCTACTTTTAAGCAAATTCTAATGGATAAAGAATTAAAAGCTGCTGAAGGTAATGAGAAAGCCCAAAATGTTATAAGAAAGAAATTTGCAAAAGAAGAACAAGATAGAGCTGTTACACAAGTTATAATAGATGGAATATTAGCAATAGCAAAAACATTCGCAACGTTAGGATGGCCGGCTGGTATTGCTGGTGCTATTATTGCAGGAGTGGCAACAGCAGGTCAAATAGCAACTATTAAATCTCAGAAATTTGCTAACGGTGGAAAAGTATCTGGACCTGGTACCGGAACAAGCGACAGTATCTCGGCCAGACTATCTAATGGTGAAAGTGTAATTAATGCAAGAAGTACTTCAATGTTTTCTGATCAGTTATCAGCAATGAATGTGGCCGGTGGCGGTGTCGCGTTTGCACGTGGCGGAATAGCAGGTCAAACTGGATCTGTAGTACCTGATAGTAATATCTCAGATGACATTATAAATAAAATAGCTAAGATACCTGTGGTTGTTTCGGCCGTAGAAATATCTAATGTACAACGTTCAGTTGAAGTAGCAGAGACTGACAGTATCTTATAATACAAAAATAATAATATAATAATATGTATATTTACGAATTATTAATTGATGGAAAAGAAAATCTAGTTGACGCAATAAGTCTTGTAGACTACCCAGCCATTGAAAAGAATTGGATGACATTTAAAAAGGAAACTAATCTTACTACAGTAAAACTGTCAAAAGATAAACAAGTTATTACTGGACCTATAATGATTCCAAACAAACTAATATATAGATTTGAGCCATCGACCAATAATGAGTATTATGTTTGGTTTAAAGAAGAGACGATTGTTGAGTTAAGTCAGATGTATATGAAAGAAAAACTTCAGTATAATACTACTATTCAACATGAGTCTGATGTAGATAATGTATTCTTATTTGAATCATGGATAGTTGAAAACCCTGAGATAGATAAAGCTAAAGAACTTGGATACAATGTCCCTAAGGGAACTTGGATGGGTTCTATGAAAGTTAATGACTCTGAAGTCTGGGCTAAAATAAAGTCGGGTGAAGTTAATGGTTTTTCAATTGAAGGTTATTTCACTGATAAATTATCAACGTATTCTACTAATCTCAGAATCGATAAAATGAATGTAGCTGAGATAAATAAATTTATAAATGATAAAACTATACCTGATTCAGTTAAGAGTGAAGTGTTAGAACATGCTATGAAGATACTAGACTAACACAGGCGCGTGCCCATACAAGTACATTGTCTTTATATATTTTCTTAAATTCGATTGTATAAAAATTTGTTTTATCTTTAGGAAATTTATTATTCATAGCTTCTAGTTTTTCTGAAAGTATTGAAGTATTTTTCCTAGAGATAATTTTCTCACCACTCGACCATGCAGAAAAACTATCACCGTGACCTATATCAACATTAACAATTCCACCCCTAGCAAATTGTTTATCTTCACTTACTACAGGTTCTTCAAAATAGGCCGCGTTAAAGTTTAGCTCAGAGAAGTTAACATTAAATATTATTGTTGGTTTGGGATACGTATTAGGATCTGGTAGTCTACTGGTTATAATTGCTACTTGTCTATCGTACCAGATATCAAATTCTTTAGCCGTCATAATTATTGATTTGTTTATTATTATATATCTCAAATTAATAAAACAAAAATAAAGATATTATTCAAGAAAAAATTTGTGGAATTTTCTAATAGTTCTTTTACGTTTGACTTTGATTCTTTGGTTCTTTTTATTAATTCCAAATATGTTATGAATAATTTGATCTCGCATTACATCAGCATACCATATAATATATTCGCTTTGTGTCATATATATTAATTAAAATTTAATAACTAATCAGTTGAGCTATTGTTAATTTAATAACTAATAGTCCAACTGATTTTTGTTTAATAACGTTCCAATTTTGGTTAAGTTATTATATACATCTATTCACTACTTCACTTCATTCACTACTTCACTTCATTCACGAAGGTTCATATGTCTTATTTTAAATCAAAATAACTTGTTTTACCTTCTTCATACATCGTAATTATTAGCAGACTTCTGTCTACACAATCGTATCTAATGACCCCTCAACTGTTAAGTATTTACGTGTCACGCTATCAGTAATTAAATTAAATTAAACCCACTTGGCCACGTGGATATTACTATATTAATTCGTCAACTATTATAATAACATTACAAAAATATAGCATTTATATTTAATAAAAAAATAAAGTTTACTGTCTGACAGTGAAATAATAATTATATAGTTACCATTAAAAATTAATAATAAAAATATATAACAAAAAAGAAATAATACTCATGAGTAATATTATCGAAAAATTCAAACAGTATTTGAAGATGACTTCTGAAGATACACAAATGGCCGAGTCAACGTTAGAATCTGGTGAAGTCGTTGTATACGACAGCTTAGAAAATGGTGTTGCTATTAATGTATTAGTAGACGATCAACAACTACCGTTACCAGTAGGTGAATATTTAATTGAAGGTATTAATGTTGTAATTGTTGAAGAAGGAATAATTACTATACCAGAAATTGCAGATGAAACAGAAGAAGAAGAAGACCTTACACAACCTGCTAAGGAAGACGAAACGGAAGTTGAATTTACTGCCGATTTTGAAGTAGAAGATGAGGAAGACTTTACGCAACCTGCGAAAGAAGATCTTACGCAACCAGTTGATACAGTTGATACAGCTGAAGAAGTTACTTTATCTTTAGTTGAAGAAAATGATCTAAGGTTTAAAACTTTAGAAGACAAAGTAAACGAATATGCGTTTTTATTAAATCAAATCTTAGAGAACTTAAAATCTAAGGATGAGCATATTTCTCATAACGAAACTTCAGTAACAGATCTTGAAGCATTCGTAAAAACTGAATTAGAATTAGTAGATAAGTCAATTAATCAACCAACTGATAAATCAAATTTTACAGAAAATAAAACAGGTTTATCATTCTCAGAGAGAGTGGCTAAATTTTCTAATTAAAAAATATAATAACATAAAATGAAAAAGGAAAAATTTTCAATTGTTAATAGTGCGTTAGCAACATATACTGACGAGTTAACACCGGATTTAATCCAAGAGAAGTTCTTTAAAACAAAGAGTTTAGAGGCTTTTAATAAAATGGAAGTTAAAGCGATTGGTACTACAGCGTTAAACAAATTAGCAGTTACTCAGTGTTTTCAAGACACTGCTTGTAGTCTATCTGAAGAAGGTTCTACAACTTTCTCTCAGCGCGACCTTACTACTACACCTCTTACTATAAGACAAGACTGGTGTAAATCAAGTTTTTATACATACTGGCAATCGTACTTTATGAATAACACAATGGCCGCAGATGGTGGTACTATTGAAGAGCAAATGATTGATGCTATCTTAGGTAAGACAGCAGACCAAATGGAAAAGGCCGTATGGCAATCAGAAGATGGTTCAACTTCACCTGACACATGTACACTTGATAAGTTTGACGGTTTACTTTACTTGTTAACTCAAGCGAACGGTCCTGTTGAAGTTGATTCTTCAACAATTACATACAGTAATGTTGATACAATAGTACAACTTATGACTGATGCTATGCCTGATGCAATCGCTATGGAAACTGACTTAACACTTTGGATGAGTCCAGCTATTTTTAGATTACTTGCAAGAAAGTATAACGATACTTACAAAGGTTTTCAAGAACGTAAATTTGACGATGACTATACAATGTTATCTCCAGAGATACCTAACCTTAAAATATCTGGTGTATCCGGATTGAACGGTCAAAACGATATGTTGCTAACTACAGCATCTAATGTTGTTATACCATTCACTAATGATTTAAACTTAGTTAGTACTGAATTTACTTACGATAATGATACAAGAAAGCATATAATTTTTGTTGACTTTATTATGGGTGTTCAAGTTGCAACTCCTGAATATTGTGTTGTGAATTTCAATACAGCAACTCCGTAATCATAAAAATCTATAGGTCGCTATAATTGAGTAGCGACCTTTTAAAAAATATTAAACTACAACATGGCTTGTTTAACAAATAGTGGAATTTTATTAAATTGTGGCGACCAAAGCACACCTGGATTAAAGAACGTTTGGATTGGTTCACTTTCTGGATTGTCTTATGATGATTTAGTTTTTGATGCTGATGGTGTTATAACTGGTATGTCTGCGGCAGTAGCTGCATCACCAGCTGACACATGGTATAAGTACGAGAGTACTAAACAAACAGCGTCTTATTCAGAAGAAGGTGCAATCGATATTACGATGAATAGTATTGGTTATAACTCTAGACTAGTAATGAGATTTTCACGTCAAGAATTCGATAAAAGAAACGAAATGAGATATTTAGCGTCAACCGTGACGTGTGCAATAATTGAAGACTATAATGGTCAATTCAGATTAGTTGCCGGAGAGAATGGATTTACTCCTGAAGTATTAAACACACTGACTGGTGGAGCGTTTGGTGAAGGAAACATTTATGATGTTACTTTACTCGGGCAGGAATCTGATCTATCACCTTTCATAGACTCTAAATCTGTATTTGAAGATTATATTGATCTACCTTAATATACTTTACATCGATTTGTTTTTTTAAGTCCTCTTGTTTCTACAGGAGGATTTTTTATTATGGTGATGTACCCAAGCGGCCTAAGGGGTTAGTCTGCAAAACTAGTATTCATGAGTTCGAATCTCATCATCACCTCTGTTCAAATATCATATATTTTCGAACAAAGTAGAATAATACGTTCAGATTTGTCAATAAATAATATATATTTAAAAACAATTCAACATGATCAACCTTTTACCTGGTTCCAACGCAGTTATTCTCACTTTAAGCGAGCTTAGGACATCTCCTGGCTACGATTATATCTTTAAATTCTCTAATACTGGAACAGATGTATACTTTTCACAAGCTAATACTAGCTCATATGATAGGTATGATGAGTTTGAAGTAACCGTTAATGACGGTGTTGACTTGTTAAACGGTAAAATAGAGCTCGATATACCTGGTTTATGGAACTATACAGTGTATGAAAAGTTATCTCCTATACAATTATCAGACCTTACTGCCGCAGTGGTCGCTAATTTAACAATAGTAGAACAAGGTAAGATGATTTACAATGGTCGTACTATTAGTTCGGCAACAAATGAAGTTACAATAACTAAAAAGATCTATCATAAATAATGGATAATGGAAAAATAAACATTACCAAACGTGAAATTACGTCAGATACAAAGAGTAATGTAAAAATAGACATGGCATATGCTAACAAAAATGCCGAAAATTATTATCTCAAACCATTTAAAGAAGTCAGAGGTAAGCCTTGGGTACCTTATGGTGCATCTACTAATGAATATGCTATTAATTTAATTGAACTAGCAGCTAATAGCGCCCTACACGGCCGTATATTACATAGTAAAACGTTAATGATATCTTCAGAAGGTTTTATTGAAGAAGGTTTAGGTGAACCTACAAAGAACTTTATATTAAAACCTAATCCGTTTGAAACGTTACATAAGATATATTATAAATGTGTATACGATTTGAATATGTTTGGGTCATTTGTACTTGAAGTAAAATGGGATAGAGCTCATGAGTTTATTAAAGAGATATATCATGTTGATGCTTCTCGTGTACTTTATGGTCTTGAAAATGAGAATGGATTTGTTGATCATTATTACTTTTCAAAAGATTGGTCGCAATATCGTAGAGATAAATATCAACCGGTTCGTATGGAAAGATATAATACTAGTAAAGAGAACTCAGAGTTCTTAGTTAGTATACCTGCATATATTTCAGGGTCGCGTTACTATACTCTACCGGATTATCAAGCTGGGTATAGAGCAATAACTATAGATGCGCAAATTATGAATTTTCATCAAAGCAATTTGGAGAATAACTTCGAACCAGGTAAGATGATTACATTCATAGGTGACGAACCGTCTGACGATGAAAGACAAACTAACAGAGACTTGTTTGAAGAGAAACAAACCGGTACTGATAATACAGGCAGAACTATAATTAACTATTCTCAAGATAAAGATGCTGCACCTATTATTGAAACACTGGGTGATGACGGCAATCATAGCAAGTTTATGTCTACTAAAGATAAATCTATTCAAGATATTATAATGGCACATGGTATTACTAGTCCATTACTTGTTGCTGTAGCAATACCAGGGTCGCTTGGTGGCGGTGCCGAACTAAAAATAGCTCAAGAATTGTTTTATAAGTACGCAATATTACCTAAACGAACAAGTGTACTTAATACGTTTAATGAATTACTAGCTGTTAATGGTTTAGAAGTATTAAAAATTGATGATAATCGTGTAGCAATTGATAACATGAGTAAAAATATAACTATAAACTAATGGCAATTAACAATACATATATAATATCGCCTGATTTCGTTAAGGCGTACGCACCCTTTCTTAACTCTAATATAGATAATGACCTGTTAGACTTAGCAATTGTAGAGGCACAGGATATTGAACTACAAGGAATACTTGGAACTAACTTATATGAATCAATTCTTGCTAAGATAAATGCAGATACTTTATCAAGTAATGCTGTATACTCAAATTTAGTTGATAAATATTGTGTTAAGGTTCTATTATATTACGCAATTAAACGTACAATAGCATTCTTAATTTACAAATTCAATAATAAAAATATTGGTGAACAAAGTTCTGACAATACTGAAGTAGTAGAATTTAAAACTCTTAAGTATTTAGATACTAAATTCGACAATGACGCGGCTGATTATTCTCAAAAGTTGATTAATCACTTACGTCAATATGGTAATAGTTTATATACAGAATATAATACTGAAAGTGATGCTGAAGATTTAAAACCTAATTCAACAACTAAGTATAATTCAGGAATTGATCTTATTAGTGTATCACATAAAAAATATAGACGACCGTAATGACAGAATTAATTATGTTTATATTAACTGTATTTGGTTTGTCTTATTTGATTGTCTCTGCTGAGATATTTTCGTTCAGAGATAAAATTAAAAATAAGTTTATTACTAAGTTGATAAACTGTCAAACATGTACCAGCTTCTGGATTAGTTTGGGTATCCATTTTATATTCCCAATTACTTCAGTATGCATAATTAGTGCAATCGTAGGGATGGCCGCAGTGGAGTTAATAAATAGAGTTACTTCCGTTTAAAATATATTTATAATAATGATAACATATAATCAAATAGTAGAAGCGTTTGAAAATATAGTAAAAGCACATAAACAATTAGGTACTGGTCATTTCTTTTTTGGAGACCCTACCGATTGGCAAGCATTACAGGATCTAGTGATGCCACAAATATTATTACAACCGATACCTTCTCAGGGTACAAAGGACTCGTTTAAATATAAGTTCAGATTATTTTACTTAGATATTATTGAAGCAGATAATAGTAATTTACGTGATGTGTATTCAGATAGTTTATTAGTACTGAATGATATTTTAAATTTACTTAATTACGGCACACTAGCATATGACATTGTATTGAATTTAGCATTAACATATAATCCTTTTTCAGAAAAGTTTGACGACCTCACGGCCGGTCATTGGGTTGAAATAGAAATTGCAGCATATAGACTTGATAATAAGTGTGCAGCACCAACACTTTAAAAAACTTAATAGTAACGTATTAAAAAAATATAAAGTCTCTTAGAAGAGCTTAAAACTAATGAGTAACACGAATTTAAAAACATATTTAGATGGTTATAGTGTAGAGATGATCGAAGCTATGAAGCGTGTGCTTATTGAGAAAGATAAAGGAGATACTGATTTTATTAATTCACTTAATTATAAAGTCAGAGAAGAAATTGAAAGTATAGATGTAGAATTCATAATGCAAGACTATGCTAAGTGGGTAGACGAAGGCCGCGCGGCTGGAAAGATGCCACCATTAGACGTAATAACAAAATGGGTTCAGAAAAAAGGTTTACCTGAGTCAGCAATCTTTCCAATTAGACAGAACATAGGTAAGTTTGGTATACCTCCGACTAACTTTAAGCAACCATTAGTAGATTCTAAGACTAGCTTATTTAGTGGAATAGAAAAAAGCTCAGCAAAAGATATAGCATCAGATATAAAAAATATAGACCATGCCATCAGGGTAAACAACTCAAAAAAGAA